CTTCTTAGCACATTCGTCTAAAGCTTGCATCACTTCAGGCGTAAAATACTTTTCAGGATTTTCGTAAATGTTCTTTGGATACACCTTTGCCTCTCCAATCTGGATTCGGTTTCCAGTTTTTGTAAAGACTCCATATTTCTCTCCCAATCCGAGTAAACCATAGTAGGAGTCAAGTCCCGATTTATAGGAGAGTCTGAGTTCGACACGTTTGTTTTCTTTGCTTAACCTTGATTTGTGAGTCTCCGCCTTGATAATATTTCCGACGACTTCCGTTCCATCCTTATCCTTTTTCTTTCCGAGATAAATGATTGTACTCGCTGCGTACTTGAGGCCGCTACCTCCGCCCATTTCTTTAGTTGGTATGTAAGCTCCGACAACATCGTAAGTGTGATTAGTGACTAACATTGGTATTTTAAGCTTACCAAGCTTTAATGTCAAGATCCTAAAGATTGATTTAACAATCTGTGCTCGTGTCATGTCACGAGTTTCCTTACCAGCACTGGCATCCTCAATTTCTTTAGTAGTACTCAACATTCCAAGAGAATCAAGAACAAACATCATTGGAGGACGTTCTTCTTCTTTCCCTAACTTATCTAGTATTTTAATACTTTGTTCACGAAATTCCTGAACAGTTGTCACAGGAACAATAATCATACGAGAAGAATCTATACCTCTCTCTTCAATCATCTGTTTGGTTATCGCTGACTCAGATTCAAAATAGATAACACCAGCTTCAGGATTATTGTCCAAGAAAGACTTGACAATGCTAAGAACAAAGAAAGTTTTACCCGTGCTTGACTCCCCCGCAATCGCTGTAATCTTGTTCGCAGGGATACCCCCACGAATCGAACCCGATACCAATGCATTAAAGAGGTAACAGCCAGTATCGATAAAAGAATCACAGTCACCTGCTGCAACACCGTCACTAACGACTGAAGCATACTCATTGTCAATCTCCTTTACAATAGATTTAAGAAAGTCCATGTTAAATACCTAATAGTTTCTTTTGGCGTTCAAAGTATCCATGCAGGATCCAGGAACTACTGTTCATTTTGTCGTCCCCACCGACACCCCAAGCAAATTGTACATTTGGATGGTTGTCATACTTATCAATTTCTGGCGTATTATCTTTTCCACGGTCACCACCATTGGCAAAGACTACCGTTTGTGCTATCTCCAAGCATTTTGCGATTGCTCCACACGCACTATCATCTTCATCATTCCAGGAGATAACTGCATCTACCATATCAAGATGTCTGATGATCTCGGCTCTTTCCTTCCATGATTGAAAGTACTGTCCTTTCTTACGTGTCAACCACTCTTCAGTGTTGATACCAACCACAAGATAATTAGAGAGATCTTTTGCTCTCTTAAAGTATGATATATGTCCACTGTGGATTGGATCAAACCCACCAGTAACTAAACTCACTTTCTCAAAAAACATTAAGCAGTAACCTCCTTCTTTCTAATTCTATCATTTTTTACCTCTCTCAACAAATGGTAAAGTCTAGTATCTCCACCCAATGCTAAAGCATTGACTATGGTTGATAGATCTTTATCGTTAATAGGTAATTCCATTAGGAAAAAAATGCCTCTAAGTTTGCAGTTTTCTCTGTCCTCCATCCAATAGAGTTCAGAATAATTCGGAGTGGCTCTAAAAATGACTTATCAAATTGTAAGTCACGATCAATGTATTTGTCCAGCCCCAATTCCTTGGGGAAGTCCTGAATAAATGATATCACATTTTCGTGAATGGGGTTAGGTTTTGCCAAATAACAGAACTTGATTTTCTCACCATTCTGAATAAGTGAATACTTATGATCCAACTTATTCTGTTTAACATAATGATTATAGAGAAGAGCACCTCGGCAATGTATTGGAGTACCCTTCTCATAAATCGTGCTCACAGCTTTATACTTCTCCACATCCGAAACCGAACGTGGAAAAGATATCTCTTCTGGTGGCAATGACTTAAACTTTGTACGACAGTTATCAATAAAATTAATAACTTCGTCTTCCGTGCCTGTCATCATAAGGTTAAACGCATCCTTTAACATTTGACGACAGGGAGCAGGGGTTGAAGACTTTACTGCTTCAATTCCCATTACCTTTAATTTAGGACTCTCGTAGCGTACCCCCTCGCTATCCCACACGTTAAGTATGTATCTCTTCTTTGCAGTCCATATTCCACGATCAGCAATGTTCTCCCTCTTCATGAACATCTTCTGATCATATGCATTTACATAAGTCGCCAATTCCTCATAGGATTTGTCAATAAAGGGTTCCAGTTTGTCTTGGCAAATCTTGTCAAGTAAATTGACAACCTTAGTTTTATCATCAATCTTATGACTAAAAAATTTATCCACAAGAGGTCCGAAATTGATGTATATTGAATCAGTATCAGATGCAATAACATAATCTATATCTTTTGAATTTAACAATTTATTTAGATATTGATTCATTCTATTCTCAATCCATCTAATTGAGACTTGTCCTGAGAGTGTAATTGCTTCTGCGTTTTCTAGTTTATAATACCTGAAGTAATTGTTACCGATAGCACCATAAGCACTATTAAGTTGTATCTTCTTTGCCATCTGAATGTTATTACATCTGGCAATCTCTTTAGTAAGTTTATTAGAGGGATTCTTTTCATACTCCTGCTTTGCTTGAAGCATCTTCTTCTTGAAGATAACTCTCTCACTGTATATCTTCTCCATGAGTTCAGGAAGGAATCCACGCACATCCTTCCTAAATTGTGCTCCATTCGCACAAACTGCATAATCCCCATCTATACCAATCTCCTGTTTTAAGAGCCTTTCAACGCTCGCACTGGGATGTCGAGTTTCCCTGAGGGTCTCTGGGGAAATGTTGTATTGCATAATAAGATGAGGATAAAGACTATTGAGGTCAAAAGAGACAACCCAATCATAGCTTCCTGGTTTCGGTTCCTTGACATAAGCACCTGCGTATTTGTCGTTTTTTTCAACACTCTTTTTGGGAGGAATAACAATATTCCTCTTCTTCAAATAGTTATAAATGATTGAATCCCAAGTCCGAACCTGATAAAACACATCAGTGAAATTCACCTTTGCGTCGTATGCCATAGTCAAGGCAAGTTCGATGAGTTTCATCTTGTCTTCCAGACGGTCAACAAGTTCCACGTCAACTACGTTGTACTCAACAAACTTCTGCCAATTCCCAGAATAAAATTCTTTGAAAGTATCAAACTCTGAGTGATCTAGTTTCTTCTGCCCTAACTCTACCTCAGCGATATAATCAAGACGATAGGATTCTCTATTAGTATAAGTAAATTTCTTATACAAGTCAAGGTAATCTAATTGCGTGACACCTCCTATGTCCATTTGAATATGTCTTCTACCTTTAATATAAACTTCACCCTCTGAGACTAGTCCCCAAGGTGAAAGTCTCTTCATTAACTTCTCACCCAACACACGCTTCAAACGTCCTGCAATGTATGGTATGTCAAATAACTGTACATTCCATCCAGTAATAACTTCTGGAGTATGTTGCATCCACCACTCAATAAACTTATTGAGTAATTCAAACTCATCTTTACATGCAATATAATTATGATTATCTTGCTTAATCTTGTACGGACCGACACCCCAAGTAATAATTTGTTTAGTTGAATAGTCCTGTAATGTAATACAAAGAACTTCCTCAATACAATCAAGAACATCAGGAAAACCCTGTTCAGATGTAGTCTCAATATCAAGGGTAACTAATTGAATCTTTGATATATCAAACTTAATCTCATCCTGCGGATACTTCTCTGAGATATACTGATAGATATACCTTTCATTACCGTAAATATTGAACCCTTCTACCTCATTATACTTCTTGTAGAATTCACGACAATCACGTACATATCCTGGTTGAATAGGATCTACATATTTGCCATCTAGAGTACGATACTTAGATTTTTTCTTTTTAGAATCAACAAAAAGAGTCGGTCGCCATTCTTCCCTATCAGTAAACCTTTGTCCATTATCGTATCCACGAACAAGGAACTGGTTACCAACAAGTTGAACGTTAGTATAAAAACGCATTAATCAAATACTGATTCGTATTTTGCAAGGAGTGCAGTCTTGGGTTCTACCAAGGTTAATATCTTATCAGATGATATCATCACTTCGTTCTGATTTGTTATATTAAGTAACCAAGGCTCTACAGTACCCTCAGTTGTAACCACATAAGGTTCAATCAACTTACAATCGGGTTCACCCAATTCAGATGTTTGTTCTTCAATTGTCGCTATCAGTGTTGCCCCTGTTGTCAGGACTATCACCATTGCGTCTTTCTTTGATGACATTAACTTTTTCCTCGTAAGATTTCTTTACTTCATCAATTGGATCTACCATTGTTACTACCCAATCAGGATCAACTGGTATCTCAGTATCCTTAGATAAAGGCATCCAAGGAAAATAAGAAAGTCCTACCTTTGCTGGTTCATCAGCATGTGGGATATCAGTCTTATTAATAGTAACAACATAAGGATAAGAAGCAAGATATGCTGCTACCTTATCGTCGCCTTCATTAAGAACAAGTTCTCTCCAATCAGCAACGATATCTTCACCAGACTTAAGTAATGCTAGTTTAATACTCATTTTACTTAAAAAGAATTAGGGTGGGAGGTTGGGTTTCTGTATTACCAACAAGAGACGGGCATTACTACAGTAGTAAATTTTACATCTCTGCCTGAGACCCGACTGGTA